ATATGCCCGTCACCACTGAAATAACCACCCAGTACGACACGACCACCGTCCCGACGCTCAACTGGACGGGCAACTGGACCTCTGCCACCGCCTACAACCCAGGCGACGTGGCGTTCTACTCGGGCTCCAGCTACGTCTGCGTCACGGCCAACACCAACAGCGCGCCGCCCAACATCAACTGGAACCTGGTCGCCCAGCAGGGCATCCAGGGGCCGCAGGGTATTCCGGGGCCGACGGGACCCACGGGCGCGACGGGTGCGACTGGCCCCATCGGTCCGGTGGGTATGACCTGGCGCGGCGCGTACGCGGGCGCCACCACGTACAGCGCCAACGACGTGGTGTCCTCGGGCGGCGCCACGTATATCGCCACGGGTACCACCACGGGCACCGCGCCGCCCGCCGCCCCCTGGAGCCTGGTAGCTGCTCAGGGCGGCACCGGTCCGACGGGCGCCACCGGTCCCCAGGGACCGCAGGGCAACCAGGGTATCCAGGGTCCCGTGGGTTCGACTGGCAATACCGGACCTCAGGGTCCGGTGGGGCCGCAGGGCGCGGCAGGCACGCCTGGCCCGAACATGAACTGGCGCGGCACCTGGAACTCGGGTGCGACGTACGCCACCTACGACGCGGTGTCGTACCTGGGCTCCTCGTTCATGGCCACCGCGCCCATCGGCGCGGGCTTCCCGCCGCCAGGCACCAACTGGCAACTGCTGGCCTCGGTCGGCGCCACGGGTCCTACCGGTCCCACGGGTCCTCAGGGGGCTGCAGGCGCCACGGGTGCCACCGGACCGCAAGGTCCGGTAGGCCCGCAGGGACCGCAAGGTCCGCAAGGGCCTATCGGTATCACGGGTACCACGGGTTCGGCGGGACCAGCGGGCGTCCAGGGGCCTGCAGGCCCAGCGGGTCCGACGGGGGCTACCGGTGCGGTGGGCGCCACGGGCGCGGCTGGCGCGGTCGGCCCGACGGGTCCGACAGGTCCCATGGGACCCCAGGGTCAGCCTGGCCTGGGGCTCAACGTCAAGGGCACCGTACCGACCTACTCGGCGCTGCCGAGTGCGGGCAACGCCACCAACGACACCTGGGTGACCGTCGACACCGGCCACATGTGGGTGTGGAGCGGCAGTGCCTGGGTCGACACCGGGATCACGCGCGGACCCACCGGGCCTCAGGGGCCGCAGGGCGCCACCGGTCCACAGGGTCCCACGGGGCCGTCGGGCGCCAACGGGCCGACTGGGCCTGCTGGGCCAGTGGGTCCGCAGGGCGTGCAGGGGCCACAGGGCGCGCAGGGCATCCCAGGCTCGCCCTATTCGGTGCCTTCGCTGGCCATCGGCGTGGTCGTCCACTGGCGTCCGTTCGCCGCGCACGAGTACCGCTATGGGGTGTGCAAGCCCGCCATCGTCACCGAGGTTTTTGACATCAACAACAACATCGTCAACGCCGTGGTGCTGGGTTCGAGCGGTGGTCCGGTCTTGCTGTACGATCACATACCAACCGGGAACAACGCAGGCCAGTGGCACTTCATCGCCAACTGTCCGTATCCGATGGCTGCAGGTACCAGCCTGGCCCAGGTCTTTTCTACCAATGGAGTGAGCCATGACCCAGTCCCCGTCTGAGGACATCATCCTGGAGCCTGGCGACCCAGGCTACGTGCCACCTGGCGACCAGCCCGAGGGCGTGCCCATTCAGCAAGCCCCTGTGCCCCCCGAGCAGGGCGGTCCCGCGCCTGCCGCCGAGCCGCCCGCGCCGCCCGAGGACCTGCGGCCCACCACCGGGATGGAGCTTGAGTTCGCCGAGGTGATGCAGTTGATGCACACCGTGGTGCGCTCCGAGAACCCCAGCGACATCGTGCCCAACATGCCCCAGATCACCATGGGCGGCCCACCACCCGAGGCGGAGAGCCAGGCGGTGCATGAGGCGCTGGAGGCGGTGCGCGACGCGCTGGCCGAACTGAAGCAAGCGCTGATGGACCTGGCCGCTGCGCAGGCGCAAGCCGTGCAGCAGCCCGTCGAGGAGACGCCCACGGGCGAGGTCACAGTTGAGGAGGAGCCCGCCAGTGAGCAGCCCGCCAGCACCCCCGCCTGAAGCCAATGCAGCCCCCACGGGGAATGGACCGGAGGTCACCCCGCTGGTCTCCTCGCTGCCAGCGGGACCGCCGCTGTTCATCACCCTCAGCAACATCTACGACTCGGACACGGCCACCAGCTTCACCGTCACCTTCGACTCGGACCAGGCCTTCGTCGCCAACCTGCAAGCATGGGCGGGCTCGATACCCGGCCAGTCGGGCAACGCCATCGCCACCGTCACCGACTCCAGCGCGGTGCTCCACCATGTGCTTCAGGTCACCGTCGGCGCGGGGCACGCGGGCCAGGTCTACTCGTTTAACATCACCGTCGACTCGTCCGACGTGAGCGGGCTGACGCTGCGGACCTACAACGGCGTGACCCAGCTTGCGGGTGCCCGCGTACCGGGCTCGCAGATGGGCGCCTCGGTGCCCGTCAGGTTCTTCATGTACGGCGACGGCACGCGGCCCGCTGGCGGCGGGCCGAACCACATCAACTGGTCGAGCTACACCTGGGCACAGTGGAACCCCAAGGGTACGACCTACCCAACGCCATGACGGTTGGAGTCGCGGCCAAGCCGTTCCGCACCTTCGGCTGGCACACCTACACCTGGACCACGTACTACCCGCCGGTTGACACGGCGGCGGGGGGCATCTGGAACACGTTCTCGTCCACCGTCGATACGCAGCCAGATGCGCTCAGCGCCTCGGGCAAGGTCAACTACAACGGCACTGTGAGCGTGCGCTGGGGCACCCGCCCAGGCTGTTACTCAGGCCAATCCTTGCCCATCCCTGTGTCGGCCGGGGTGACGTTCAACTACCGGCTGACCCAACTCAAGCGCCACACCACCTACTACATCAACGCCGAAGCCAATGTGAGCAAGCCCGCTGCAGCGGGCGGCTTGTCGCAGTCGGCCATGGCGCAGTACGGGGAAGTGAGCAGCGCTACATCGTGAGCTTCTCAGTCGGGCCTGGCGTCGCGCAGGCCATCGCGGACAACGGCGACGAAGCGCGGAGCGACGAGCGCTTCATCATCCTGGACGAGGGCCACAAGATCAGCCTGACCTTCGGCCGAGACGCCACGTACTATTGGTACGAGGAGGATAACCGGGTCAACCGGTTGCCCTTTCGGTGATGAGGAACCTCCGCCGCCTGTCTCGACCTACGATCCCTGGGCCTCGATGCCTGGTCAACTCTACGACTGGACGTGCTCGGCGTGCAGCCTGGAGTGGCTCAAGCGTGCCACTGGCGTCTCCCCTACGGATGATATCTATGGTGCCCGCGAGTCGACCGTGTACGAGATCGGCTACACGCACAACATCAATCCGCAATACGGTCTTATGGATGGCAGTGGCAGCCAGCTTCAGCGCGTACTGTCTGACTATGGCCTATCTTCGGATCAGGGCTGGCTCGGCTTCGACGAGGCCTACGCGAAGGCGGCACAGGGCGCGGGCATGATGTCCGGCGCAGCGTGGTACCACTGGGTGGCGATACGCGGCGTGCAGGGCAACACCATCTGGGTAGCCAACTCGGCTGAAGGATATAAGGGTATCTATTCGAACCTGAGCCGCGAGGACTTCTCTCGGCTAGGAGGATTCAGCGTGGTGTGGCTGACATGAGGGTAGCTCCAAATAACCAGGGCGTGGCCTGGCTGACCCTCGGGTTTGTGATCGCCGTGGTGGTGCTGATTATCGCCATCATCGGCCTGGTCGGCGCGGTGCCCATGAGCCCCACTGTGATCTTTGGGCTGATCGCGGCTCTGGCGGTAGCGAGGCTGGTCTAATGCGCGCGTGCCGCTTGAGCGACCTCGACACCAATACGGCCAGGCTGAGCCGCCTGGTCCTGTTACATGCGCCGTATACGCCATGGTCGTACTGTTCATCGTTGTGGGTATCGTGATGGTCCTGCATCTGGGAGGCATGATCTGATGCCCTTCACCAAGTCGGGTAAGAAGGTAGGTGCGCCGCCGGGCAAGGGCGGCAACATCAAGAACCCCGCTACCTACGAGGCCATCCGCCGCGACCACCCCAAGCTGGGCAAGGCGTCGGCGGCGGCGATATCCAACGCGGCCCTGAACAAAGGCTTCAAGAAGGGCGTGCATCGCAAGCCTGGAGAAAGAGGTAAACCTGGTGGCAAAAAAGGGTAAGAAGGGCGGCAGCGCGGGGCGCACCATCCCGCCGTCCAATTCCAGTCATGGTACGCCGGCGTCGAAAAGGACTGACAAGTATTGAGTGTTGGAAATGTCTCAGGGCCTGGTGGCTGTTCCCCTGGCACTCCTGGGACGGAGATGAGATAGATGCCACGAGCAGCAGCGACCCCTGACCCCAACATGCAGATGCTCAGCCTGAAGAAGAAGCCAGGCGGAGGCCTCAACCTGCCCCCGCCCCCGACGCGAAAACCCACTCGGGGGAACCTTGGCGGTACGGTGCCCAGAGGGGGCCGTACCCGACTACCGCCTGAGATGGCAGCCGCACAGCGGGGCGGCAAGGCCGCGCCCAAGAAGGCTACCTCCAGAAAGAAGGGATCCAAGTAATGGCCGCACCCATCAAGCGCACCGGGACTAGCAGCGGCGGACGCAAGGGCAAGCCCAACTCGAACGTCAAGGCTGCCTCGCACGGCAAGGTCTCCAACCCCAAGCACCACGGCGGCAAGGGCGCCTGCTGAGTGGCCAGGATCAAGCACTCGGGCCGCCCCACGGCCAAAGGTCAGAGCCACACGGTCAAGCCCAACGTTGGCGGCGAGAAGTTCACCAAAGTCAAGCGGCCCCTGAAGCTGGAGCGTAAAGCTCGCGCCCGATGACAACCACTGTGCCAGGCCTCGCGGGCCTGGACTTCAGCAAGTTCGCGCGGGGCGAGGGTGCTTCGTGGTTGCAGTCGTGGGAGGACCGCGCGGCGGCGCGAGTTGTACCGTTCCGCCCCGTCACGCCCGAGGAGCGGCTGGACGCCTTCAGGCAACTCAACTGGCGCCCGCACGGGCTGTACGTGCCCGAGGACGAGCAGGGCCAGAGATCACTGCTCCACCGCGTGCGCTATGTGGGCGAGATCGCCACGCCCGACCAGCGCCTGCGCGAGTACCACATGCTGCAGGACGAGACCGAGACCTGGTTCAACGTTGGGGTGCCTGGCCACTGGACGGGTCAGCAGGCGCTCGCGCGCAGCAAGGCAAGGTTCAGGATCGCGGCGTGGGGTCGCCGTGGTGGCAAGACCACCGAGGCTGCCATGGAGGCCATCGGTGTGGCCAAGCTCCGCCCGCGCTCCTGGATCTGGTTAGCCGCGCCGACCATGAAACTGGTCAGCCGCGCGTTCGACAAGGTCATGGAGGTGGTCCGCGACGCTGGGCTCAAGACGCGCACAGTGCGTGACACAACGCAGGAGAAACTCTGCGTTCTGGAGAATGGCGCTCGGCTTGAGGGCATGTCGCTGGAGAACATCTGGTCCGCAGCGGGTGCAGCGATTGACCTGGCCATCATTGACGAAGCAGCCCAGGTGCTGCCCGAGGCATGGGCCAGGGCCATCCTGCCGCCACTCACCGACCGTAATGGTCAGGCACTGCTGATCTCGTCCTGGGAGGGCGAAGGCGACTTCTTTCACCAGAAGGCCATCGACGCCAGGGCGGACATGGTCGCCCACGGTACCGACGCCGCCTGGGAAATGTTTCAGGACGCAAGCTACGACATCAACTTCTACGCCTTCCCCCAGGGTCGCCAGACACCTGCCCTCGTCCAGGCAGCGAAAGAGATGGAGCCCCATGAGTTCCTGGAACAGTTCGGTGGTATTCCAGCCAGTGCGCGAGAGCGGGTCTTCCCCGAGTTCAAAGAAAAGGTGCATGTCACCGACGTAGCCTATAACCCCGACCTACCAGTGATCCTGAGTGTTGATCCGTCCGGGGGCTCGAATGCCTACGCCATCCTGGCGATCCAGGAATATACCGACATGACGGTCATATTCGACGAGATCTACGAAACGCATCGCAGCACCGAGGAAATGGGTGAGATCCTCGCTTCCCGCTCCTGGCTCAGGGCGCGGCAGGTAAGTTCCGAAGGCGACCTGCTGCCGCAGTGGGAGGTTGAGGGGGTGTCGGACATGATCGTGGACAGCGCGCAGCCCGAGGAGATGCGCCGATGGCAGCGCATGGGCTTCCCCGCCTACATCGTTGAGAAGAAGCCCCAGATCTGGGAACGCATCCCGTTCATGCGCAACCAGATCCGGGATCCTGTCCGGTTCTATCGGTTCTACCGCAACCGCATAAATCTGGTCCTTGAGCGTATGGGCCGTGAGCCAGACAGCGACGACAGGCTCACCGACGAGGAGCAGCGGGCACTCACTATCGAAGTTGAGGAGAGCCTGAACGACGAGCACCTGTTCGG